TAAAATTACTTATAGATAAATTAGAAAAATGGGAAAGTAATGAATTTACTGCTGAAGAAGCTAAAGATTTATTACACTCTTTACTTGATGATTTACAAGAAGGACCAGGAAAAGTATTTATGCCTATAAGAGCTGTCCTAACTGGTGAACCTAAAGGTGCAGACTTATACAATGTACTTTATGTAATTGGAAAAGAAAGAGCTTTAAAAAGAATTAAAGATACAGTTATCTTTGGTCTTGATAGAATTCAAGTTCAAATGGATGCTGGTGATTTTGGTCTTGAATCAGATACAATCGAAGGTGATGCTTATATATTACCTAACTCATTCAAACCTTATCCTCAAGACTATTTCATTATTAATCATACTAATGAAGAGTATCTCTTCAAAGTTACAAGTGTATCATTAGATACATTGCCTACTGGGGCTAATATGTATAAGATTTCTTATCGTTTAAGCTCCCATGATGGTGATAATACCGATATCGATTCTTTAGTAGTTGAATCCTATACTATGGATACAACTAATATTGGTACAAATCTATCTTTAGTAATCAAAGATGATGATTACGCTTATATTAGCAGAGTTGAAAATATCTGTCAAGATATGATTGCTTACTATAGAAGTCTCTTCTATAGTAATAAAACTCAGACTTTTATTTTTTCTTATGATGAGCATAATTTCTATGACAGCTACATGATTGAGTTCATTAAACGTCATGATATTATGAACTCTGGTGGTATGGATTATCTACACGTAGCACATCAGTTAACTCCTAGAGCTACATTTGCATTAGACTACTCTAAATCTTTCTTCCATTCATTAGAAAGAAAAGATATTGGTACTATATGCAATCCATCTTGTTATGGTATGATGGTAGAAGATAAGACATCTCTATTATACTATAGCTTAGAGAAGTATTACTATATCTTCCATGAATATAAAATGGGTGATTATTGGCAAGTACCTTCATTTGATGACGATACAGTTATGCGTATTAGAGATAATGAACGGTATGAGACTGATGATCTAAACTACTTCAAGAATATTATCATTGATTACTTCAATGATAATACAGATAAGTTGAATAGATATGAAGAGTTCTTACTCAAAACTCTAGAAGACTTTAACTATACTATTCCTCAACATGATATATTTTACTACGTTCCTGTGATTATTTATATCCTAGAACGTCAAGTTCAAGCTATATTAAAAAATGTATCACGTTAACATATCAGTAATCTTAATGGAGGTACTGCAATGAACAGTGAACTCGATCAATATTTTAAAGAGCAAATTGACGAGAAAGATGCATTTGACGTAATGGTCGATGAAAACGCTTTCTTAGATTCTTTAATTGCTAAAAGAGATATCATTGATGCCATTGAAAATGGTGACGATGATGATGAAATTATGGATGATGAAGATATTGCATTATCTACATTATCCGATGATGATTTAGATGATCTAGCAGATGATAACGATGATTACATTGATTCTGCTATAGATTAATATTTTTAAGGAGGATTTAATAATGGCAGATGATAAAACTATCCATCAAGAGCTTGATGATGCAGCTTCTACTGTAGAAGACGTTGTTGCTGATTCCACAGCTACTGATAACGATATGGATAATACTATCGATAACATCGTTGATGCTATGGATGAAATCGAATTAGATGATGACGATGACAACACTGACATCGATTCCGTAGCTGAGTTAGAAGATGAAGAAATTGATATTGAAGCTGACGATGAAGATGACGCAGCTGAGATTGAATTGCTTTCTGATATCGATCGTACTCATGATAATGACAGTAAAGATCTTGCTGATGAAATCCAAGATAATGTGGAATTGAAAGAAGCTTATGATCTTATTGATGATGATTTAATCGTTTCTGTTCAGGAGGCATATGATGAAAACTTTGAAGACTAAACTAGTTAATGTAAACTGCCGTCGTCCAATTCGTTTACGTAACCGTCTTGTACGTGGTATTTATCGTGAAGTTTTAACTGTAGAAGAAATTGCTGATTGCATTTCCCAACAAGCTACAGTATATGAAATCTTGCCTACTGGTGATACAGTAGTATTAGATTTCACTAACTATAACGTACCAGCTGTTCCTACTATTTCTGAAGAAGAAGCTGCAAAAGCTCAAGCTGAGGAAGAAGCTCGTAAAGCTGCTGAAGCTAAAGCAGCAGCTGAAGAAGCTAAGAAAAAAGAAAAAGAAGCAGCTGCTTCTAAAGATAAAGAAGAAAAACCTACTGCTGCTCCAGTAAAAGAAGAAGAAATTGTTGAAGATGCTGAAGAAAAAGTATCTGAAGCTAAAAAAGCAGCAAAAGAAAAAAAATAAGATAATTACCTCCCATAGGATCTTAGAATCCTATGGGAGATATTAAGCTTATAATTTTTTTCTCTTACCATAGATTCTTATATGAATGAATCTATATAAGTGATGAGCATATCCTCCTAACAAGAAGATACATAGTAATTTAATGAAGTTACCAAATAACATTGCTGTTGTTGCAGTATTGATATTATTGGTAGTATTCATTACTAGATAGTATAACCATCTAACCATAAAGTGTGGATCTACTACAGAACCACATATGATGACTAATGTAAGTAATAATACTATATAGTATATCGCTAACGTTGGTCGGAACTTTGATTCCAGTTTCTTAATTTCATTAATTGTGAATAGCATGATATAACCTCCTATCTATAAATAACTATATCATTATATCATGTCTATAATATATCACTCTAGAGGTATTTATGAAGATTTATTATCAAATGTCTACAAGAAATACTAGCTTCTTAAAGATGCATCAGTATTTAAAAGCCATTGGGATAAAGAATAATAAATTCATGCTGGCACTTCTAGATCCAGATCTTGCTGGTATAGATCCACATGATCCAAATTTAAGTACTTACTATAAAAGTAAGGTCTTAGCTGAGTGTATGGTAAACTTCTGGTACTTCGCTCGTGAAGTAGTACGTGTACCAGACCAAGGTGGTAGCGGTAAAGGTATTCCATTAGAACTACATCGTGGGAATATGGCATTATTTTTCTGCTCCATCTATAATATGAATATATTCTTGGAACTCCCTCGTCAGCATGGTAAGACATTATCAGCTGACGTTAGATATTTACACTTATTTAACTTTGGTACATCTAACTCTACTATTGCATTTATGCATAAAGCCTTAGAAGGCTCCAAAGATAACTTACAAACTCTTAAAAACTTACGTGAATGCTTACCTCCATATTTACGTATGGATCAAACATTTACAAGAGATGGTAAGAATGCTAAAGTATCAGATACAGTATTGAGACTTGAGCATGCTGTTAATAGAAATAAGATTATCACTGTAGCATCTGCTCGTAATAAGACAGCTGCACAAAATACATTACGTGGTAAATCTATTCCTTTATTGTGGGGTGACGAATGGGGATTTGCACCATATAATGAAATCATTTATCTTAACACAGTTCCTGCATTTAAGAGAGCTGCCGATAATGCTAGAGCAAATGGTGCACCTTATGGTATCTTATTCACTACAACCCCAGGATTCTTAACATCTACTGAAGGTGTCTTCGCATATCAAATGAAAGAAGATGCTGTTCCATTTGCTGAATCTTGGTATGATAAATCATATCAACAGATAATGGATATAATGAATTCTAATACCAAATCTACATTTGTCTATATCAAGTTCAGTTATGCTCAACTTGGTAAATCAGAAGACTGGTTCAGAGAAATCTGTAGAACTATGAATAACCGTTGGGAAGACATCCGTCGTGAAGTACTTCTTGAATGGTCTCAAGGTTCTGATAATTCACCATTTACCTTAGATGAATTAGAAACCGTATCTCGTTTAACTAAAGATCCTGATACTGTCATTGAAGTATTAGGTGGTAAATTCCAAGTTAACTTATATGGTAAGATTGACTATGGTAGAAATGGTAAACCTATAGATCCTCCAATAATGGGGGTTGACGTATCTGGTGGTTATAGACGAGATAGTTCTGCTATCACTATTATTGATAGTAAGACTACTAAAGTTATCGGTACGTTTAAATGTAACTATATTAGCCAAATTGAGTTAGCTAAGATTATAGTTGAATTGACACAAAAGTATATGCCTAATGTAGTAATCAACGTCGAACGAAATGGTGTAAGAACGCACTGCATAGATAGAAATGTCTATGTATCAATAGGGTTAATTGCTTTGACACATGTGGAGTAAAGATATCTCCCACGTTTAGCAGCGAAAGCTTCTTAATAAGAAGACACGTTCAACGATCATCTCCTGACGGGAGAGTAGAACCGCAAGCGATTGGCGGAAGAAAAATCCTGGTCTCAGCAAGTAATGTTGGAGAATGACAAATGATCTAATCACGTCCTGTAATGGGAGTGGATGCGAAAAAACGCACGGGTATAGAGTAGCGTCTATATCTAAATATTAATGGGTTCGGCGCCTCGGTTATTGCATTACTTAAGAAGGCAGGCATCTCTAAGAACTTATACTTCGAGCATAAAGAAAAGATTCTCGAAGAACGTTTTGAAGGTCCTGGGGCAATTAAGAAGACTAAGGCTTTAGTTAAAGTATTTGGTCTTGATTCAACTAAGAATGTACGTGAACTCTTAATGGAAATCTTAAGAGAACGTATGGATAATCATAAAGATAAGTTTGTTACTAGACAACTTTATGATGAATTCATTGGTTTAGAAGTTAAACGTAATGGTAAGATTGAGCATTCTACTAATACTCATGACGATTTAACTTTCTCTTATCTCATGGCATTATATGTATGGTATGAAGGTAAGAATCTTAAAGAAAACTTCGGTATTACAAAGCAAGGTATCAAGACTGATAATGATGTTGATGATGTGGTATTCGATGTTGGAACAGAGACTGTTGAGATCTATGATGAGATTCATCAAGTTCAACAGGAAATGAATAAAGATAATCCTGACGAGATTACTCCGATGGATAAATATAAAGCCATGATTAAAGCTCATGGTATTACTTATCAAGAATGGGAGAAAGCTGAGAGGGCTAAAGAAGATGCAGCTCTTAAAGAAGCATTTAGAAATCCTGAATTCTT